GTACACCGTCACCGACGTCGAGGGCGACAACGTGGTCGTCACCGAGTTCATCGACGACAAGCAGATCCGCAGCTATCAAGCGACACTCGGCCAGGAGGAGACGATCGAGCTCTCCCGCGAGAATTGGCTCACCCTCACGAACGGGGCGCACCAGCTCCGCGTCGAGGCCGTGGACGGCAACTTCGCGACGAGCGTGAGGGTTTGGAACTTCTCCAAGAAGGAGACGGTCATCGCCTTCCAGTTCGCCAAGCCGGAGGAAACCGACGCCCGGGCGACGAAGATCCTCATCACTCCCACATGGCACATTGAAGGATCGGCCGCCAAGGTCGAAGCGTGTAACAATGCCTTTGATGCCTCCCCGGCGTGGGAGGACATCACGGCGCAGGTCGCGATTAACCGGGTCTACAACTTCCTCAACCAGTCCAAGACCGCCGAAAAGTGGGGCGTGAATGTCCGCTTCACCATCGAGAAGAACGAGGGCTATGAGGGAGAGGTCTCGATCTCCGGGTTTGGAGGTGCTTACGAATGAACCAGAGTATGAAGTATCTGACCCCTAAGATGCCGATCACCGAGATCGAGCGTCAGAGGGCGGAAGAAGCAGAGGAGCAGAACATCGACCTCTATGAGGCGATCGCCGGTCTCTTCGAGGAGGTCATGGGACTCGCGGAGAAGATCTCGAGCCTCGAAAGCAAAATCGAGCAGATTGAAGGAGGACAAGCAAAATGAAAGTAAAAGAGTACATGATTTCCGTCTATGCCGTTCTGGTGAAGAACAGCAAGCGCGATATTGAGTCCCTTCCCGAGGAGTACATCATCCCCGTCGCCGAGTATATGGCGGCGCAGGAGGAAGGCACTCTCGAGTCGGAGGAGTAACGCCCCAGGGACACCCGCCGAAGGGCCGTAGAGGCCCGCAAAACGGCCAGTAAATGGCCGGTAGAAACCTATAACCCACAAGAGGGCAAAAAGCAAGAGGGCAAAAAGCAAGAGGGCAAAAAGCAAGAGGGCAAAAAGCAAGAGGGCAAAAAGCACGGGAGGGGCGGGCAAGAGGGCAAAAAGCACGGGAGGGGCGGCTATTCGTCGCTCCTCCCGTATGCTTTGAGCCCGCCCTCTTGCGTGTGCCGCTCCCGTGCTTCTGAGGGGGGGCGGTTGACGCAAGCGAGCAGGCTCGGAAATGCTTCTAAGATTGGCCCGTTTTTTCTCAAGTATGCTGTCCCAATTTCTCAAAAAACTTGTCGCGCTACAACGATCTGCTTCAAAATGGGCCTCCTGTGAAAACGCCGCGTGCCCTTGCAT